GACTGCCAATATGGAAAATGAGGACGGCACAAAGGGGCCTCATTGGTCCTTTGAGCAGGCCAAGCAGGTCATGGCACAGCGGGGCATCGAGTGCGACCCTGCGGAGTTCTATGCGATTTTGAACAGCATCTATAGCGATTATGTCAAGGTCGCCAAAAAGTTCAACGTGGGGAGCAATATCGACTTCTATGTGGACATGGCTAAGGCGTTTCTGGACGACAAGGACGCCGGACCGGACAAGCTCGCCAAGTATTATCAATACGTCGTGAGATGACAGATCCGCCCTCAGAAATGGGGGCGGATTCATTCTGCAATAGATTAGCAATAGACAAAATTTTTGGAACACTTCTAACATTTTTATAAAGCAAAAAAGTGATGGAAACTAGCCGTTTAAGCTAATATCCATCACTTTTTGGTGGAGATAAGCGGGATCGAACCGCTGACCTCTTGAATGCCATTCATAGAAAAACCCAGTAATATCAAGGATTTCCGGGATTTTTTCTGCAATAGATTAGTAATAGGCTAAATTGCGTCGGTCACCTTTCGGAGATCTTCAAAGGAGACATCTTGATAATGACGAAGCATTTCCGGAGAGGTATGGCCCATCAATTCCAGCTTGTCTTTATCGGAACCGGCCACCCGCTTCATCATCGTTGCAAAGGTGTGGCGGCAACTGTGTGGAGTGTATTTTCTCCTCTTGACACCATCGACCTCTAGTATTGGATTGTCGATCCCGCAATCGTTCAGTACAGAATAAAAGAGAGACCGATATGCGGCTATGTTCATTTGGCTACCGTCAGGAGAACAGAAGACCGGCCCCGAGAGCTTGTCTTTTGTAAGGCGGTCCACAATAGGTTGGATCTTTGGGGACACCGTGACAATACGGTCCTTTCCGGCGTCCGTTTTGGCACCGCCAATAAATGCACGCTCTTTTCGGTTGTAGTTGATGGCGTCCAATGCAAGGAACTCAGATGGTCGGAATCCTAGATAGCACTGGCACAGAACATAGTCCGCACCTGTGACCGATGAGATATGAGCCTCTATGGACCTGACAGCAGCCTCGGGAAGCGCATCTTTTCCAGAGCCAGCCTCTCCCCCAACGATCAGATACTGGCCCATATTGATCTTTGCCATATTGCGCGGGATCGCATATTTATAGATAAGACCGGCCAGAGCTTTCATATTTTCCTGGGTGCGCTTCCCTCTCCCGCAGGAATCTAAGCACTCCTGAAGGTCATCCACTGTAATGTCTGCCAGCTTCTGATGCCAAATGGGCCTGAAATACTTATTAGCAGCCCGGTAGCAGTCCATTGTTGATTTTCCGGCTCGGTGGGTCGGCTCCCAAGCATCATAGAGCTGGATGAAAGTGGTGGGGCGTGTTTTGTCTTCCCTGCCGACCAACGGCAAATACTCTACAGCCTCTTTCTTTGTCCTAAATCCAGACTTTGAGCGGGTGATCCTCCGCATAGTTCCATCTGCTGCGGGCTCATAGCCGATGGTCCTTACGGCAATCCACTTTTTGTTGGGGAGCTGATACACGGAGCCTTGACCATTTCCTCGGCTCTTTGGATGCTGCCTGATATTCTGTGCAACCCCGCAGAGCATACAGAACCGGCTCCCGTCTGGTATTTCTCCCCTGCATTTTCTGCATTTCATTGACAGTTTCCCTCCTATCATGTAAAATAGAAGGGCAGATTGCCGATCATAGCTTCTGCCCCCTTCCCTGCCTATTTTAGAGGGAAGGATTTTACGGTATAGTTTTAGCAAAGCATAAAATGTTCCTATATGCTTATATAGAAATCATGATAGGTGCGGTAGACAAATCCCACTTTGTGATGTAAAATGAATTGAGTAGGGGTAGGACAGTCTATATAGATCTATACGGGAAGTTAAAGAAGCTATGGATGAATATAGAGAACAGCGCATAAGTGCAAATTTACTTACTGAAGATCCAGACCTTTCTAAATTTCAAAACGACAATGGAAGCATCAATGAGAAAATAAGATCCAGCTATTTTTCTATCATCAGACGCAGAGGGTTTGCGTATTCTGTTAGTTTAAACGGTGAAATTGTCGGGTATTATATGTTAAAAGTTATCTCTATTGCCCCAGAAGATGATGAAATTTATGATGATTCCGATAGTCTAGAGTATGCAGCAATATTTCTTGATTATATTGTTGTAGATACTCGATTTCGAAAAAGGGGAATTGGAAGTAATATATTGAAGGGAATTATATCGTTTACTAAAACTGTGATAAACCAATTGCCTATTCGGTTTTTGGCGTTGAAGGCATTACAAGATCGTAAAGAGTGGTACGAAAAACATGGATTCCGAGCTATTGAAGATTCAGACTCTCCTATAATGCTTATAGATTTTTTAGATAAATCAGAGATAGACAAATATTTTAGATAGTACTTGGGCATATACTACTTAATGAAGGAGTTGAGAACCATGGCAACGCTTAGGGGAAGTCGAATCTTTTTGTCGAATAGAGAATATCAAATTTTTGCGAAGATGGTAGAGCATCCCGATGGAGAAGCTACAAGACAACGAGATCAAATACTATCAGAAGCAAATTCCCTTGGCTTTGAAATGACTCCAACGGGCTTTGAATTGTCTAAGGCACAGGTTGATTTTGTGCCTCAAGAAATAACATCAACTTCGGAATACGAAATAAGATTTCTAGCCGATTCCATTTATTCTAATCATATTATTTCAAAAATTGATACACCAATAAAAGAAGTTGCAGGAGTTCATTTTGTCTGTGTAAAATTCAGCTATGACCAAAATAATGAAGCAGATATCCAAATCCTTTCTTACAAGGAAAGCAATCCTAAAATTAAGGATTCCAAGAACGTGGATATGACCAATGCGGCGTAATTCATAAGTAGGAAGTGACACCATGAAAGCCAGCTGGTTTCAATTTTCAAACCCGAGGATCATCTCATTGCAATACGATGAAAATGAAAATTTTAGTATATCAGAAAAAATTCAAATGCCTATAGCGGTAGAGAAAAATGTAAGTCGAGATCCCAACGAAATAGAGGCAGAAGTTATACTGCGAATAAGCGTTGGGAGCCAGGATGAAAAAACTCCCTTTTTTATTATCCTTACAATGGGAGCATCCTTTCGTTGGGAAAAAGATAGCTTTTCGGAAGATGATTTGAAAAAACTGTTAGAAAAGAATGCAGCAGCGCTACTTATTTCTTATTCAAGACCCATTATTTCTATGATTACAAGTCAAAGCCGGTTTCCTGCGTATAATTTGCCATATTTAGATTTGAACTCAGAAAATTGAACTAGTTTCACATAGAGAGTCAAAATGAAGTATGTCTTCACACCCCGCCCACCTCGGGCGGGGCTTTTATTTCCCCCAAAACCCCAAGAACCCCTTCCTCCTCTTCTCTCTCCTGTCCAGCTCTGCGTTGATCTGCTCAGTCTGCTGGATGATATGCCTCAGCTCCTCCTCTGACAGTTCCCCCTTGTGGGATCGGGCGTACATCAGGAACGCACGAGCTTCATCGCAGAACGAGTCATCGTCAAGGGACTTGATGCGCTCTACCGTCCATGAGGTGATATTTTCGGGGTTGAGATGGTTCATATTGATAAGACCTCGGTATTTTGTGAAGTAGTGTGTAGGGGCGTTTTCAAATGGTCAATATTGGGGCGGGAGATTTTTATTGCTTTTCCAGCATTTCTTCCAGCCTGTCTCGATCCCAAAGAATGGTCCTTGTTTTCTCCGCAAGTTCCTTTGCACCCTTTGTGAAATATCTGTTGGTCATAACTACACCAACATGGCAACCGTAGAACACGCGTCCAGCCTCCGCCTCCTGAACGGGCGTATTCCCAAGGTCTTTAGAATAGCATTTGCATTGGATGGCGTATTTAATGCCGTCTTTCTCTGCAAGCACATCGATTCCCTGGTCTCCACTGCCTGGGGTTACCTCTACATTCTCATAGCCGTTTTTTCGCAGCAGATCGGCACACCAATACTCGAAGTCATGGCCTTCCATACTATCTACTATGCCAATACCTTGCTGGTCCATCTGCCATTTCTTTTCTGCATCAATAATGCTCTGAATTTGATCTTCGCCTAGCCCGTACCCATTAGGAACATCAGGATTTAATTGTATCTGGTCTTGTCTCAATAACTCCAAGGTATTACACTCGTGGCACAAAAAACGGAATTGGGCCCATGCAAACTCTTTATTCTCGACACTACATCGATGTTCGTATTCTACCACGTCTTTTTTATACTGTATGATTCTTGACTTGACATGCGGATTATCGTATTTGTACACCCCTTTGTGCTCATCAACAATTTCTTCTGCACTTCGCGCTATGGCATCGTGCAGATGTTTTTGAAATTCGCTCTCAAATTTCCAATACTCAGCAGTCAAATTTCCTTTTAGGTTAGATATTCTACCATTCATTGCAGAAAGCTTTTTAAAGGCATCTAAAAGGAGGTCGTAATTTTCTATAAAGGCAGATATACTCCTTGCCTTATTCGCGGCATTTGCATATAGTTCAGCATCAAGGAAAATATCCATCGCCAATTTTTCGCGGCTTCGCCTAAAAAATGGGATCTTAAATGGTTCCACCCCAATGCACCACCATTTCTAACTAAAAATACAGTTCCGTCGCCAAATTCCCGTAGGTGTACCAGCAGACAGCCTTTCTCATAAAATCCTCAGTTACTCCAAAATACTCGGCTAGATCCCAAAGTTCTGTGTGTCCCTCTGCGACGGCTGCATCTAGTTCCTCCATTGGAACAAGTTTTTTTATAGCCCATTTGTCAGCCCGATTCTCATGCTTTTGCATGATGTCCCGTTTTGAGAATCGGTTATAAAAGGCCCCAGTGGAACAATGCCCGAGCTCATGCCCGAGCGCAACGACCTCTTTTGCAATGCTTTCCATTTTCCAAGGGTCCATGGCGATACAAAGGGACCCGTCTGGCAGTTCTGCTGAAAGGGACTCCGCCTTACGCATCGAGACCCAGTCAACATCAATGCCTTTTTCCTCAGCATAAGCATATAAGTCAATCAGACTTATTCTTTTTCTGCTGGATTTTGAACCCGATGTAGTCTCTGGCATCGTCCCAATATTCGTCGATCTCAGCATCGGAAAGACCATCGGCCAGTCCTCCTAAAAATGCCGCTTTCATTTGGCGGTCATCAATCTTGCGCTCACCATCGGTGGGCGCTTTTTTTGTTTCTTCTCCATATACCTCATCCAGAGTAATTCCCAGAATATCTGCGAATTTTTGGGCGTTTGGTTTGGAAAGGTCTTTGCTTCTCCCATTATTTAATTCCGACATCGTGGAACGGGGAACCCCGGCAGCCTTACAGAGAACAGTCATGTTCTTATAACCGCGTTCCCTTCCAAGTCCTTCTATATGCTTGTACAAATCTTCCATAATTCCCTCCGGCATTTGTGCAAAAAGGCAAAATTACAGATGACCGTACTTTTTACTTGACTTTTACAGCGAGCAGTAATATTATAGTCACATGAAGTACGGGCGGCTGTATTTATTATCTGTGGCAAGACAAGTATATTACAACTTTCCGTAATTGTCAACAACACGATATGGGGAGGTGAGCAATGGAATGGCACAACTTACGGCATTCGGGAAGGACATCAGCAAGCGGCTGATTGACCTAAATAAGCCGCAAACCTGGTTGATTGAGGAAGTTCGAAGCAAGACCGGCCTGTATTTTGATGATTCTTATATGTACAAGATTAAAACAGGTCAGCTCTCCACACCTAAGATTGTCCAGGCCATCCGGGATATTTTGGAGATTCAGGATTGCAATCAGGATACCAGCTCAGAAGCACAATAAACCGGACTATTCCATAAAAATGGAAAAATAATCCGCCCCCTGACGGGGCGGGGATGAGAGAAAGGACTCGTGATGAAAGGAAAGGCAAAAGGCTTTGTGATAGAGGCTGTAGATATCATATGGGATTGGCTGTTTGCTCATGACCTTTTGGTGTCAATCGTTTCTTCTATCATAGGATCTATATTCGGTGTTTGGCTCGCATTTAAGTTTGTGATTCCGCTCATAACCCAAAGATAACCGATTACAGAAATTAAAAGGGATGTTGCGACAGAAACGACAACTGGAACAAAAACACTTTTAATTAGAAAGCTGTTTCGTTCATTTCTTCGTATTTCCCTCCATCTAAGCCCTTCATGCTTTAAATAAAAAGCAGTATGCACCGGGCCGGCACTGGAATCTAATGTGCGGTATCCAGCTAGATTCCGTTTCACCATGTATTCAACAGCTTCTAACACTTCAGGTTCGCTTGCACTGACAGACCTACATATGTCAACGATAGCTACATCGGCCTGATAGTCCCAAGAACTGGACAGAGAGCAAAAGTATTCAGCACCTTTGGGGGCCATAAACCGAAGAATTTTAACTGTTAGTCTATCTAACTTTGGCACAGAATCACCTCCCATTCCTAAGTTTACCACACAAAAGAATGGAGGACAACCAAAACGCCGCATCTGCGGCAGAAAGGAGACGTTATGACACTGGCAGAAATCAAGGCCATGGACAAAGATGTCCTTCTTCCAGCAGAGGCAGCCGGGCCACTTGGCTGTGACCCACACTATATCCGAGTGGCGGCAAAGAAGAGGCCGGAGCTCCTCGGGTTCCCTGTAACACTAGTTGGGAACCGGGTAAAGATCCCGAGGCTTGCTTTTATCCAGTACATGGAGGGAACCCTTGAAAAATAAGGATGCCCCCGCCGGTGCGGGAACACCGACGAGGGCTGGCAAACCTAACTGAGTAGGCAATTAGGCTTGATGGATATCATGATACTAGAACATTCGTTCTCTGTCAAGCCGGAAAGGAAAAAAATATGGCAGAGAAAGAGACAAAAATTGGACGCCTCAGTTCCATTAAGGAGCTCGGAGAGCTTGGCGGCGATGTCAAAAACCAAATGGATTGGCTGAACACTCAGGTATATGGCATGACGTTTGATGAGCTGATCCGGTATATGGGGAGGCGAGACGATGACGCCAAATGAGGTCATCCGCCGCATCACCCAGCGAGCTATGGAGCGGCACCGGCTCTCACAAAGGGGCCTTGCCCATGAGATCGGCTGTGGCGAAGGCTCTATTGCAAAGATCCTGGACGAGCAGGAGGTTCGTCTCACTCAGGAGCAGTGGTTTTATTTGATGACGTTGGGAGGGAAGCAGCTTGCGTGAATGGATGCTCGTGGGCGCATACGCCTGCATAATCGCAGCAATGGCACTGATAATTTGGGACATATGGGACAGGAGAAAGAAGAAATGAGAACACGAGAAGAGCGCCGCCAGAGGGCCCGAGAGGTCCGGTGGATGATTGGGATCGGAGCAATGCTCTGCCTGACCTTCTGGGGCGGGATGGCATTTGCCTTTTGGGTCATGAGATGAAGGTCCTTTTATATCCACTGAGGGACATCCAACAGAGCAGTCCTGTCGCCATATGCGCAAGATGCGGTGGCGAGATCTATGAAGAGTTTGCAGTTATGCCCGGTGAGCTGTGCCGGGAGTGCTGGGAAGAGGAAAGTGAGGAAAGAGAGCAATATGGACCGCATAACAAAGCTGCTTACCTGGGCAGTTGAAAACATGGGACCGTTTGAGGAAATTCGAGCTGTCAACGGAACTGTACATGTACGGCTGCTGGATGGAAGGTCTGGATTTATCTCAATGGGAGAAGACGGAAATCCTGTAGCAAACATCCCGCAGGAGGTCATGGTATGAGCCGCCTGATTTGTGTTATGGGTGAGTCCGGGAGCGGAAAGACCACAGCAATGCGTACGCTAGACCCCAAAACTACATATTACATTGATTGTGATGGGAAAGGGCTGGCCTGGAAGGGATGGCGCAGCCAGTACAACGAAGAAAACAAAAACTTTGCGTTTACCCGTGACATCCCCAAAATTGAGAGCCTGATCGTCAATATCAGTCAGAAGAAAGCAAGCACAAAAACCATTGTGGTTGACACCTTGAACACCTGCATGGTGGACAAGGAAGTCAAGGGGATGAAAGAAAACGGATTTGGTAAATGGATCGACCTCACCCAGTTCGTTTGGAATTGCATCGAGACCGCCGGGCGGCAGAGAGATGATCTCACGATCATCTTTGTGATGCACAGTGAGACGGTCCGTGACGACTTCGGATACAGCTTTACCAGAGTTAAAACGAATGGCCGGAAGCTGGAGAAATTAGTCCCTGAAAGCCTGTTCGGTACGGTGCTGCTTGCAAAAAAGACGGATGATGATCGTTATGTTTTTGAAACTCAGGCCAAAAACAGCACGGCCAAAAGTCCAATGGGTGCCTTTGATACCTTTGAGATCGACAATGATATGGAGGCCGTGCTCAAAGCACTGGAAGACTTTTGATGGCAAAACAGAGAGATGATGGAGTGGCCAGCTATACCAAAGTGGTCGTGGACCTGTACTTTCCGGAAGACCGTGTCTGTTGTGACCTCTGTCCTTTGATGGAAACATACGCTAGAAAGCAGTGTCGGAGGACTGGAGAATATCTGCTTGATACCAGATATAGAGGGCTTTGGTGCCCTTTAAAAATTGAAGAAAAAACGGAGGAAATTAAAAATGAAACCTTTTGAAGGATTTGAAGCAAAGAAGTCTGCTGGAGCCCGTGAGCTGCTGCCTGCTGGCGGCTATGTGGCAAAGATTTTGGATTGTGAGGAAATCCGGTATGATTGGGGCTTGGTGCTCAAAATTTCCTTTGATATTGTCGAAGGAGAATACACGGATTTCTTCAAAAAGGACTATAAGGACCAGGACCGCGAAGATAAAAAATGGCGCGGAACCTTCCGGCTGAATGTCCCGAAGGATGATGGCAGCGAGAAGGACGACTGGGCCAAGCGTGCCTTTGGAAACTCCATCTGGTCTATTGAGGCCAGTAACCCCGGATATCACTGGGACTGGGACGAAACCAAATTCAAGGGCAAAACTGTTGGCGTTCTTTTCCGAAACAAGGAATGGGAGATGAACGGAAACACTGGATGGACCACCGAATGCTGTGCCCTGACCAGCGTGGATGACATCCGGCAGGGCAAGTTTAAGATGCCAAAAGATAAACCGCTGAAGACATTAAGCGGGGCAGACAGCGGAAACTTCTCCGCCCCGGCTCCTGTAAGTGATGAACTTCCGTTCTGATGGATCATTTTAATGTAAAAAAAGCTCTTTCCACTATGACTATTCTCTGGGACACAAGGGAACAGGACACCCCAAGAGCCAGAAAGCGAATGGAACAAGTAGGAGTCCCGATTGAGAGGGTCGCCCTCTCTTTCGGGGACTACTCCGTAAAATGTGATGCGCTGGACCTGAGAGACAAAATAGCGGTGGAGCGAAAAATGGATCTTACAGAACTTGCCCACTGTTACTGCCAGGATCGCAAACGCTTTGTACGCGAGTTTAAGCGGGCTCAAGAGGCGGGGGCTAAGATTATACTCCTTGTGGAGAACGGGAGCCTTGACGAGGCTTACAGCGGTCATTACAGGGCACATGTACATCCATCAGCGTTGACGTCCTCTATATTCGCTTGGCTATCCCGCTACAACTGCCAGATCCTATTTTGCAATGAAAAAAACAGCGGATATGTTATCCATGATGCGCTGTATCGAGAGTTGAAAGAGCGATTGGAGGCCATGCCGGATGAAGAAGCAATTTAGAATCACCTGCACCCATAATCCCCAGGACTTCTATAACGGTCTGGAGCCGGCGGAACTGGCCAAGATCTATATCACAAGCAATCTAGGAAAAGACGCCGCGAAAGAACTGGAAAACGGCTACCAAGTGATTGTATCAAGGGCAGGTGATGACCTTGCAGATGTATGATGGTGGATTTGTCCTTTTATACCGCTCCATTCTAAATTGGGAATGGTACGGGGACAAAAATACAACTCTTCTCTTTTTCCATCTTCTTCTTACTGTGAACTACATGCCAAAAGAATGGAGAGGCCGTGTAATCGATGTTGGCCAGAGGGTCACGAGTTTGTCAAAACTTTCCAGCGAAATTCATATGACAATTAAGGAAATTCGGACAAGCCTAAAGCACTTACAGCAGACAGGCGAGGTGGCATGCGAATCAACCAACCAATACACTGTAATTACAGTAAAAAACTACGATAAATACCAGAGCGGGGCAATCACAACGGCAAGCAAAAGGCAGTCCAATAGGCAGTCTGGGGGCAAACGAGGGGCAATCAAAGGGCAACAACTAAACAAAGATAATAAAGAAAACAAAGAAAATAAATATATAGGCGCGTCCACCGCATCGCCCTTGACGGGCGAGCGGGTCCCCGCCATCGGAGAGGGTGACTGCCTTATCGAACTTGATGGAGAGAATCACAGATTTCCGAAAGGCTGGTACAAGCTGGCCGAGGAAAAGGGCTGGACGATTGAACAGTACGTAAGGTGGAGGCATCAATGAGTTACCTATTTAGCCGGGATGATGCCATTGGGTTTGCGAGAACACTTGGAGCTGAGACCAGAGAACATGGGGACGAATTGTTTTTCCGCTACTGCCCAAAGTGTCATGGTGGAGGCAGCAGAGACAAAGACACATTTTCGATCAACCTGAAAAGCGGAGTTTTCAAATGCTTTCGTGCCAGTTGTGATTATCATGGGCATTTCGTAGAGCTAGCCAGGGATTTTGATTATGACTTAGGGCTTGGAGAAAAGCGGGTTTATCGAAAGCTGCCGCAAAAACCTGTGGTGGTTCGGGATGGAGCGATCCAGTATATGGCCCAACGAGGAATCAGTGCAGAGATTTGCAGACGCTATGAATTGACTACCAGGACGGATAATAAGAATATTCTGGTTTTCCCGTTTTATGATGAGGCTGGTACACTTCAATTCGTAAAATACCGGAACATGAAGTTTCGAAAAGGGATCGACAAAAACAAGGAATGGTCTGAAGCGGATGCAATGCCGATTTTGTTCGGGATGAAACAATGCAATGGATTTGATCGGTTGATCATCACAGAGGGGCAAATCGATAGCCTATCTGTGGCAGAGTGTGGTTTTGATAATGCGGTCTCAGTCCCTACTGGCGCTCTGGGATTCACCTGGCTGGCTAACTGTTGGGACTGGATTACCAAATTCCAAGAGATCGTGGTTTTTGGAGACAATGAGCATGGAAAAATCACATTGGCTGATGCGCTAAGGTCCCGATTGACGCAAACCATCAAAGTTGTTCGGAGAAAAGACTATCTCGGGGAAAAGGATGCAAACGATATTCTATGCAAATATGGCCGAGAAGCAATAAAAACTGCGGTCAACAATGCAGAGGTCCCAAGACTTGAAAATGTTAAGGACCTGTCTACGGTCGAAAGTATAGATTTAAACAGCCTCCAGAAAATAAAAACCAATATCCCGGAAATTGACCGGATCATTGGTGGGTTGGTCATGAGTCAGGTGATATTGCTGACCGGGCGGCGAGGAGAAGGGAAATCCACATTTATGAGTCAGCTTGTGTGTGAAGCCCTTGAACAGGGGGAAAGCGTGTTTATCTATTCTGGAGAGTTGGCAGACTATCACTTTAAACGCTGGCTGGACTATCAGTTAGCTGGGACAGCAAATGTGCAATCTCGGCTGAATTTATATGGAGATTACGAATACAGCATCACAAAATCAACACTGGAAAGGATCTCGAGTTGGTACAGAGGAAGAGCTTATATCTACGACAATAGTTGGATTCCGGACGATATTGGAGAACTGGAGTCATTGCCGGAAACCATCGAAAAAGTGATTCGGCAATACGGAGTCCGAATGATCTGCATCGACAATCTGATGACGGCCATGGAAACTGTGTCAGACAACTCTCAGCTAAATTTGGCTCAAAGCAATTTTGTTGGTCAGCTCAAACGAATCGCGGCAAAGTTCGATGTGGTGATCATACTCGTGGCTCATCCCAGAAAAACAAAAGATGATTTCAGCAATGACGATGTTGCCGGATCAGCGGATATCACCAACAAGGCCGATGTGGTTATGTCATACCAAAGGTCTAAGGAAGACGATTGTAACAGCAGACTGCAAATTACCAAGAATCGTTTGTTCGGTAAGTATGCCGTCAAAGAGGATGCGATCAAATTGATGTACAGCGAAAAAACAAAACGGATTTTTTCTGTAGACGGCGATAGACATTATGGATGGGAATCTATCAGCTATGAGATCCAGGAGGAGGAATTGCCGCTGTGAGTGAACTTCCATTCGAGCGGGCAGCTATGCGAGGAGACCCAATGCCCGATGACCTAGATTTTATTGACTCGATAATGTATCAAGGACTTTCTGCTCTATATTTTCGATATTTTCATGGTGGGGTCAGCCAAGAACAAGGGAAAAAAGAAAAAGGTGCAATGATCTATAAATATAGCATCAGAAAAAATGCGGAGAACTACCAGAAAATCATGTACAAATGGAACGCAGATCTCCGCAAAAATATCGAAGCCGCCCAAAACCGCTACCGGAAAGAGCGGACCCTTGAGGCAGCTGACATGCTATCGGATGTTCTGGATGGGATGGTAAGACATGCATGAAAATCCATGTTGGACCTGTCAGAAAGCATGCGGAGGGTGCTCCTGGAGCCGCAGCTTCTCCCCTGTTCCGGGCTGGAAAGCCAACAAAACGAAAAAACGAGGACAGGGCGGCACAAAGGGCGGCTACATAGAGAGCTACTACATAAGGTCGTGTCCGGAGTATGATCCAGAGCCAAAGCGTGATATCCCGGAAGAGAGAGGCGGTCAAAGGCTCAAATATGACATCGACAAGGTTATGCTGTTGACCAGGGCCGGAATGACAGAGGCGGATATCTGCCGGAGGATGGGCGGTATGCCGCTTGACACACTGAGGAGATATAAGGCCATCCTGAGAAAGCGAGGAAAGCTATGTTGAGTTTAGAGCAAAGGGACCTTCTGGGCAATCACGAAGCGTCGAAGCGCCTGACGGATGCGGGGGTGCTGCTGGCGTGTCCGTTTTGCGGGAGCGCAGTCAACATAGTAGCATACGATCCACGTTTATATAGGCCATCAAGAAATCATACATACTCGATTGCGTGTTATGAGTGCGACATGATGTTCGGATGGGACATTGATTATGGCGGTCGATTTGACACCGAGGAACAAGCCCGCCTCGCCTGGAACACCCGC